ATGGCCGCGGCCTTCTGGTCGCTTGAGGTGGGACACCAGGATCAGGCCAATGCCTGACTGCTCGACCACTTGGCGCAGCTTGGTGCAGGTGACGTCGATGGCACGCCGTTCATCGAGGTCAGCAAGGCCACTGATCACGATGGTCAGGTGGTCAAGGATCACCATGTCTGCGCCCTCTGCATCGGCCAGGTACCTGATCTTGTTGATGAGGTGCTCGGGATCCATGGACCCAAAGTGGTCGTACAGGAAGCAGCGACCGGTGCCAAGCACCCGCTCAAAGCCATCACGCAGCTCCTCCTCGGTGGCCAAGGTGGGGTCCAGGTGGATGGGCTTGTTGAGTTCAATGCCAACGATGCCCTGCATGGTCCGCTTGGTGGACTCCTCAAGGGCGATGTAGCCAACACGCAGGCCCTGCCGCAGGAAGTGATGGGCAATCTCCCGGCAGACGGATGACTTGCCCACCCCACTGCCAGCACAGATGGTGGTCATCTCCCCTTTCCTGAAGCCACGGGTCATGGCGTTGAGGACAGGCCATGGGTACTGACAGATGGAGACAGCACCCGGCTTGATCAGTTCCTCCCATAGTTCGCTGGCATTGACGATGCCGTCGGGTCGGGAGGGTGTGGCCTTCCACAGCAGGTCACGCAGCAGGTCACCCTCGCCTGCCAGCAGCATGTCGTTGGCGTCCTTGCGGGGCAGCCGGCAGATGGCTGCCTTGCCCAGGGGCAGGACAGTCAGTGCATCTTCTGCTGCCTTCTGGCCAGGCTCATCGCTGTCGAAGCACAGCACAATCCGCTGGAACTGGCTGAGCCATGCAGCATTGGCAGCCAGGTACTTCTTGGCCGACTGTGCCCCATTGGGTAGGGACACCACGGGATAGCGGTTGCCTTGCACCTGGCTGACCGACATGGCGTCGATCTCCCCCTCGGTGACAACGACAAAGGCACCACCACTGCCACCGATGCCTTGACGCCAGAGGTGCTGGCCCCAAAGCTGCATATTGCTGGTGTCACCCAGCCAACGGAACCGCTTGTTCGCATCACGCAGGTGCTGCGCCACCTCCTTGCCTTGCTGGTTGCGGTAGGTAGCGACCTGCACAGGCACGTCGTTGTGGACGCTGTACCCGTAGCCGTACAGCTTGCAGGTATCTGCCTGAATCCCCCGCTTATCGAGGGCTTTGGTGGTGACGAAGTCCAGCAGGGGTGTGATCACTGGTGCCATGGGCTGGATAGGTTCCAGCTTCTCTTGCTTGGCCGGCTGCTCCTGGTACCCGCACCCAAAGCAGGTGGCGTGACCGTCGTCGTAGCGGGCCAGGTTGTCTTTGCTATTGCACTCCGGGCATGGTTCATGCCTCAGGAACTTGGATGGCATGGGTGTACCAGGTGGTGGGTATGTGGCCTTCACACCAAAGGAAGCCGTGGCGCTCAGCCCATTGCCAATAGGCCAGGGCGCCAGGTCTACGGGACAGCTTGGTGTCAGCCCGCATGAAGCAGAACCGGATGTCCTTGTCAGGGTGTGCGGCCTTGACTGCGATCATCTTTCGCCGGTCCTCTGGTGTCAGTAGCCCCTTGGTTTCAACCATCACCCCATTGGGCAGGATGAAGTCAGGGGTGTACTTGGCGTGGATGACGTAAGGCAGGACCTGCCCCTCGTAGTTGAAGGGCAAGCCCCGCTTGTTCAATGAGCCAGCAACTTGCTGCTCAAACTTGGAGCGGTAATCAGAAGTCCGACTCGTCGAAGGGGACGGACGTCGTGCTGTCGAACGGCGTTGCCTCCGACGTGGTGCCAGTCCATCCGTCTTCTTCGCCAAAGCCAAAGCTCTCTGCGCTGCCGCCACCTTCGACCAGGTCAATGATCTGGACGGCTTTCAACCTGAGGGTAATGCCGGCACCAAGGGCTGCCTGATAGAAGGGGCAGGCCTCAAAGTTCACCTTGGCCACGGTGCCGGACCACATGCCCTTGAGCGACTCACGGTCACGGACTGGCTGGCCCTTGGAATCAAACAGGGCAGGCACTGAGGACCAGGCACGACCGTCACGGTCAATGCCCTTGGCTTTCATCTTGGTCTTGATGACAAAGCAAGGCTTGCCGTCGATCTCCTCGTACCCATAGGGCAGGTCAGCCAGCTTCCAGTCCTTCTTGCTGGGGTCCTGCTGCTTGAGTGATGCCTTGTGGCGGGTGAGCAGGTCGTCTAACGCATCAGCCAGGGCCGCGGCCTCAGCTGAGTCGATGATGGCCGTCGCCTTGTAGACACCCTCAGGGTTGAACTTGGTTTCGGGTTCGATGAGCTTGGGGTACTTCAGCTTGGCGACAGGGGTGGTCAGCTTCAGCTTGTCGATCAGGTTGTAGTTCATGGTCAGGTAATGAAGTAGTTGGACCTGCGGACCAGGTCGATGTCGAAGTTCCCAACTGCGGGAAGTTCGGGCAGTTTGCTGTGCAGTTCAGCTGGCAGCTGGGCCAGCAGCTCAGAGGAGATGGTGGTGAACCAGTCCTCGGAGTACATGGCAGCAAAGGTGTTGCGGACAGAGTCCCGCACCCTGCTCATCTCAGCTGGTGTGGTGGCAAAGCAATCGTGGATGCCACCCAGATTGATTACACCCTTGGCGAACGCATCGACTGTCGTGAGCGCCATGTGACTGGCGTCCAGTGAGTGGATGATGTTCGGGCTGAGGCCGTTGCCCATTCGCTTGGGGTTGAGCCCAAGCTCCTCGATGTTCAAGGCAAAGCGCCCGAGCACAGGGGATAGATGGTGCAGCTTGATCAGCACACGGCGCATGTTGGGGTACTGCTGCCTGATGGTCAGGCCTGATGGAGAGGTCCACTGCATAGGCGTGTTGCTCTCACCAGCCAGTGCCCCGACCCGCTTAAACCAGTGCATTGCTGCCTTGGCGGGGCCGATCATGTTGGCCGTCTCATTGCTGAGCAGGGTTGCCATGTAATGCATGGCTGCGATGGCACCGTCTTTGAAGTGCCATCCGTCTGTGCCGTACAGCTGCAGCGTCCTCTCAAACGACCAGACCTGGCAGTGCTTGAAGACTGTCTGCCTGGTGGCTGAGTACGGCATGGTCATGACCACTGCCTTGGTGAGGGAGCGGTCAGGCTGCAGCTCCAGCCAGGAACGGGCGTGTGGGTTGTCCACATCAGCCCGCAGGTGCTCAAGGACAGCAGCCAACACACGGGAATAGATGTCCTGTGGATGGTCGCTGGGCATCAGGTTCACCAGCTCAGCCATTTGCTCATTGCGGAGCAGGGCTGAGTAGTGCTGGATGCCAGAGCAGGTGCAGTCCAGGACGACAGGTAGCTGGCACCGATAGGCGCCACGCTTTTCGACGTACTGGTATGCGGCACGGCAGAAGGCAAGGAACTGCCACGGGTCATCGGCCTGTGCCCAGAACTCAGTCATCTGCCATGGCTCCATGCCGGAGCGACAGATTGCTTCCTTGTTCTGGTGCGCCCAATCCAGCCGAGTACGCCAGCTGTGCTTGCTGTACCCATAGAGGTTGGCGCCATGAACCCAAAGCCATTCGGCCTCCTGTTCATTGGCAATGGGCTGACCGTTGGCGAACTGCAGCAGGGCACGACCGACGTCGTTGGTCTGCGGGTTCAGGAACGGCGGCCTGTAGTAGTACCGCCCCCTGAAGTCCAGCTGCATTGGGAAGTACAGCTCCTGCTCATCCGCAAAGCGACGAGCCAGCCACAACTGCTTCGCCAGGGCGATGCGTTTGTTCCTGGTCTTGTCGTTCTTCTCGTGGATCTGCCGTGCGTTGAAGCGCCACTGGGTGATGTCTGGGTGACCCTCGGGCAGGTGCTTCGGATAGGGCGGCGGCTGCCACCCCTCCCGAGGCATCAGCTTGCCGACTGAGATGTTCTTTTCCCACGCATGTTCAAGATGCTCAAGCACCCACCGATTCACCTGCCATGCGACGGACTGCTGGTGGTTGGTGGCCTTGATAAAAGGCTCACTGCCACTGCAGTGCTGGGCAACCATCTCACTGTTGTCCTTCAGCAGGGTGCTGTTGGGTATGTCAGTGAGGTAGCCGCCTGAGATTGGGTCATTCCAGTCCCTGGGCTTGACCAGCATGGGCAACTGGAAGGGGCAGAGGAACTGCCCTGTCTCGTTGACCTTGCCGATGAAGTCGAAGCACTCGGCCGTTGCCCGCACATAGGTAATTGTGCGGATGCCGATGCGCACCTTCTCCAACTTGATGAGCCCTGTCTTCTGGGCAATGACCGACACCAGGAACGCACCCGTTGCCGACCGCTGCTCTGTCGTCCAGGTCTCGCTGTTGGCCATCCGCTTGATGTCCTTGACCTTCTCAACGAGGCGGCCACGGACGCGCTTGTGGTTGGCCAACTCCCACCTACTGGCACGGGCCAGCATGGCTTCGACCCATAGCTTCTCCCCTACTGACAGGGCCAGAGGGGCCAGGCGCATGGGCTGGCTGATGCTGTCGACCACCACCCGCAATGCACAGGCAGCGATCTTGTGCGGGGCCAGGGTAAGCAGGGGTTGCAGGTCCCTGTAATAGACACCTGCCTTGCCCTGCTGCAGCCGCTTGCGGTGGTGCCTGATCTCAGCGACCACACCATCCACACCCATGGTCACCAACGCATTGCCGTAGGTGGAGAGGGACTCCATCTTCTTGGCGATGCGGTTGTTGCGGAGCAGTTCATAGCGATCTGCCCCGAGCATGAGCATCTCCTTCTGTTCAAGAAGAAGTTGGTCCTCTTCAGTTCGCACGTTCCCAGCCGGCGTTAAAACCAAGGCGGATCAAAGCATCAGCAGCAGGATCAAACTCAGTAGGGAAAAGTTTCATCCATGCCTGGTATGCCTTCTCTCTTTTGACCTTGGTATTTTCCAGTTCTGGCGGGCGCTCTGGCAGGAACGTCCAGTGCGTAGTGCCATCCATGTGTGCCGAATGCCAGTAGCCTGAGTACCAGCCAAAGCCTGGCTTGAAGTACAGCACATTGCCTTTGGCATCAGCATCATCTTTGATTGGCGGTTGTTCCTTAAGGACGTAGACGTTCTCAGGTAGACGGTTGGATGTTTGAGTCATTGGCTTTACCGATGAGTGTGATGTTAGTGGCAGATGGGTAACGGTTCTTCGCAAAGTACCGTGCTTGGCTGTGATTAACGGCGCGGATCAACTCCCGCATGGGGCGACCGTTGCCGAAGCTGACCTCAATCCTCCAGAGACTGGAGTTCTGCTTGGTGGTACGGCTGATGCCTTCACCAAGATTGGGTGCGTTGTCCTCACCCCAGTACAGGGTGAAGTTGTGGTCCCTGCCTCGGTTCACCATCCGTGCTCCTTGTATTTCTCATGGAGTCCGGTGTAGGTGCCGTGCAGTGGGTGCCCATAGGGCAGGTGTTTGCGGCCATCAAGGAAGTACAGGCGCTCAAGTCGTGCGACTCGGGCCTCGTCTTCCTTCCGCCAGCTGGGGTCATACGGCATGGGAATCACGGATAAGGCGGTCAGCCACCTCGTTGATGGCCAGGTAGCAGATGCGTGCTTGGCCTGGGTCAGGTGCCCAGGTGCGCACCTCTTCAGCAATGACAGTCATCACTGCCTGCATCCGACTGTGCCCGTCGATCAATGCTTCACGGTCTTGCCAGTAGGCAGCCATGCAGCGACCGACCAGGTCAATACCGAACTTGATCTCAGCTGGGCTCTTGCGGGCCACAGAGGACGCCGCATCTTGCGTAACCGACGATGTCGACATAGGAATCGAGGTGATCGGGTGTGTTTTGTAGCCGGCTGAGCTTGAGGCAGATCATCATGTGAGCCACCTGGTGGGCAGTGATGTCTGCCCCCGTGATGGCTGACCACATCAGGGCAATGCGATCAAAGCTGACCCGTGGGTCGCCGTAGTCCGCTGCCCTGTCGTGCGTGATCGACTCAGCTCGCCGGTCGAACTCATTGATCCTGCTCATGCTGCGTCGTTCGGTGGGTCGATCTTCTTGGTTAGAAACCTGGCTGCCTGCTGCCTGTCCATACGACCACGGTCAGTGAGGGTGTAACCCCCCTGGCTGGGGCGCAGGAGGCTGGCCTGCTGCAGCACCTGGATCTGTTCCTTGACTGCATCCTGCAGCCATTGCTTGTCACGGGTGAGGAAGGGCACCTGCACCTCAGCGACCAGCTGCGGGTGGGTCAGCACCCGTGGGTAGATCTTGTAGAGGACGGTCAGGATCTCGTGCCTGAGCCGTGCCATGACCTGTGACTCAGTCATCGAGACCCTCCAGCTCGTCGGCGATGGCAAGAAGTTCTTGCCTCACATCATTTGCTTTGGAAAACAATGCCCATGTGTAACCAAAGTCAATTGTTGAACCAACGGACTCCTCTGTTGGTTCTGGTTTCCAGGGCACCACCTGATCCGCAGCAGCTCGCAGGGCCGCGGCGGCAATCCAGCGAGATTCGTTGAGGCAATCATCTGGACCGTAGGAATTGACATTGTTGGCAGCATCCAGCACTGCCTGTGCT